CGCAGCACCGACACCAACACCAAGGGCATCGCCCTTCGTGCTAGCAGCGGCAGCGGCATGACCTTTACGAAAGCACGGGGGCTGGGTGCTTCCATGGTGGCAGACCTGGACGGCACTGTGAAGCGTGCCAAGGCACAGTATCGCGCCGACCGTGCTGCTGCCGCCCGTGATCGCCTGGCAGAGCGCCGCGCATACTCCCCCCTGGAGTGCGCCTTCTGAGCAGTGCTGGGTTCGTGGTTTGGCAGTGCCCCCCGTGGGGGCGTTGCCGCGCCCTGGCGCGTGTGTATATAAAAACGCCTAACTTCCCTAATCTATAAAGTCTTGCTTTGGGCAGGTCTTTATACAACTCTGCACTTTTCTATATAAAACAAAAATGGAAATAGAAATACCTAGTATGCAAAAAAATCCCGGAGAAAATTTCACCACCGTAGAGGTTGATTCTGTAACTGGTGAGTATGTGATCAAAGTGCCCGAGTGGATTATCTCCGAGTATGGATGGTATGAAGGTACAGAGATTAATATGGAAGTAGATGGTGATGCTATCGTAATAACCGATCTAAACAATTGACTCTGTTATTATAATAGAGTATAATTAATACTGAATCGATTCAAATTCAAACTTGACCTAATTATGGCTAAAGGATTTACAGTAAAGGCAAAAGCGCCCACAGCGACCAAAGAACCTGAATGGGATTATGCCAAAGCAAGAGAGATGGTAAAAGGAAAGACAGTAGTCTTTTGTTTACCTGGTAGAGGAGTATCATACACATATTTGAAGAACTTTGTTCAACTATGTTTTGATCTTGTTCAGAACGGAGCATCTATTCAGATCTCACAAGATTATAGTTCCATGGTGAACTTCGCCCGTTGTAAGTGTTTGGGTGCTAATGTTCTCCGTGGTCCTGATCAGAAACCTTGGGATGGTAAACTGAATTATGATTATCAATTATGGATTGATAGTGATATTGTGTTTAACACTGAAAAATTCTATCAATTGGTATTGATGGATAAGGATATTGCATCTGGATGGTATTGCACTGAAGATGGTCAAACCACATCTGTTGCACATTGGATGGATGAAGAAGACTTCCGTGGTAATGGTGGAGTCATGAATCATGAAACACTTGAGAGTATTGCCAAGCGTCGTAAACCATTCACTGTTGATTATGCAGGATTTGGTTGGTTGCTAATCAAGAATGGTGTATTTGAACATGAAGGTATGCCATATCCATGGTTTGCTCCTAAGATGCAGGTCTTTGAATCTGGTGAAGTTCAGGATATGTGTGGAGAAGATGTAAGTTTCTGTTTGGATGCAAAGGAAGCAGGATTTGAGATTTGGTGTGATCCTCGCATTCGCGTTGGTCACGAAAAAACTCGCGTAATCTGATGTCAAACAAAGAAAGGTATACAATTCTCCATAAGGGTCAGGTGCTTTATAAGAACTTGACTCAGGAGGAATACTTTGATATTATGGAGGACCTTTCGATAGAGTATTATCAGAAAGGTTCTCCAAACCCTCAAAATCTTAAAACAAACATCACTAAGTTCTAAAGGTACATTATGGCACGTTCTAAAGTCGGTCTTTCTGGTGAGAAAATGATCGAGTCAACTCCCAAGAAAACTCGTCAGGGACAGGGAAAAAATACTAAGTTTGCCGCGACGTCTCGCAATAACGCAAAGAAGATGTATCGTGGGCAAGGTAAATAAGTAAAGTTGTATAAAGTTTATGGCGTGCTTGATTGCTAATCTTCCTTCAATGGAAGTATGGGTTCGTAAAGAATATCTTACAGATCATCAATCTGGACACGGCGAATTTGTAAAGGGCGTCTGGGTATCGGTTAAATCGATTCCTGGGCGTGCTTTTTATTTTGAAACCTACTTACCAGAATATGCGGCAATGTATGATAAATTGCCAATATCCGCTTTTCTCTCGGATCCTGAACTACCAACACCAGATATGAATCTACCTAACCTTCAATTCTGGAATTGTATGGATTATGGTGTGGTAAGTGTTGATAAAAAGTTCATTGGTAGTATGGACTTTGAATGTTATACTCGTGATCATGGTAATGTAAAAGGCAGTTATGTCTGCACGATTGATAACTATCATCATGATCCTGATTATGTTGATTGGGCAACTAGTGAAAATCCCGCTGAACATAAGTCTCATAACTTAATTGAACTGGAGAATGGGCAATATGCTCTGTATCCTAACAATCGATTACGAATTTATGATAATAGTTTGACACCTGTTGATCCTAAAATGCCCGATTTTAAGGTTTCAACGCAATATTATCAAGTTGAAAATGGTTTTGAACGCCTTGGTATGGGGCGTGAAGATGAATATCATTGGAAAACAGCAAAAGAACGTCTACAGGAGGAATCAAATGGATCCGAACAATGATTTTTTGGATAATCTAGCAGCAAAACAACACGAAAAGTTGATTCGTGAAGTCGTTGGTGATAATAAAAACACTGATGAAGATGAAGGTCCACAGGATCTGGCAGAGTAAATAGTTACTCAGGGATAGTAACCCCTCAAAAAGTTCCGTTTTTTACAAAAAGGAGCAACAATGTCAAAGTATCACGTAGATCGTGACACCGAATACATGTATCGGATGTGGGGAACCACATCATTGATCACAGATTATTGGACCAAACCACGCCAAACAAACGACGACGCAGAAGAATTAACACCAGAAGAGCAAAATCCCAAGTAGAGGTATAAATAAATTCAGAAAAATGTACCATAGTAATGCCGACTCGGAGGATTTCCAGAGCATTTAAAGATATCAGCTTCTCCTTTGACCCACATCCGGTGACAAAGGATCTACCTGTGCTGATAAATGAACGTGCGATCATTAGATCTGTGCGTAATTTAGTTGAAACAATTCCAACTGAGCGGTTTTTTAACGCAACATTAGGCTCCGACGTTCGTGGGAGCCTTTTTGAGTTTGTAGATATAGGTACTGCTCTCGTTGTTGAGGAACAAATCAGAAATACTGTTGAATATTACGAACCTAGAATTGAAAATTTGAAGGTTCAGGTTGATCCTAGACCTGATGATAACAGTTTTGATTGTAATGTGTTCTTCGATATCGTTGGATTGGATATTCCAACACAAAGTTTTTCATTCTTACTAGAGGCAACGCGATAAAAAATGCCTTTTACACAGTTTACTAACCTAGATTTCGATCAAATTAAGGCAGAGATCAAAGGATATCTCCGTGCTAATTCAAATTTCACGGATTTTGACTTTGAAGGATCTAATTTCTCCGTCTTAATTGACACTTTAGCGTATAACACGTATATAAACGCATTCAATACGAACCTAGCGGTCAATGAATCGTTCCTGGATGGAGCGACAGTCCGTGAAAATGTGGTTTCGTTAGCAAGAAACATTGGATATGTCCCTAGATCTAAGAGTGCAGCGAGAGCACACGTAACATTTACAGTTCCAACCACCACTTCAAGCAAAACTTTAACGTTAAATGCTGGTTTGGTTGCTGTTGGACCCTATGATAACACCTCATATCGCTTCTCAATACCCGAAAATATCACTGCAAGCGTAAAAAACAACGCTGCAGTTTTTGGTACAGCAGATTCTCCCATTGAAATCTATCAAGGAACTCTTTTAACCAAGCAATTCTTGGTGAATAACGCCCAAGATCAGCGTTTTATCCTTGATAATCCAGATATTGATGCTTCATCCATCAGAACATACGTCAAAGGTGTGAATGATACTGGTCTTGGAAGAGAATTTTCCAAGATTGATAACATTTTGAACATTAATAAGGCATCTGAGGTCTATTTGGTCCAAGAAGTTGCTGATGAAAGGTATGAATTGCTGTTTGGTGATGGATATTTCGGCAAAAAGTTGGAAAATAACTCTGTTATCACTGTAAGATACATTATTACTGATGGTGAGGCAGGAAATGGACCCGACACCTTCGATTTTCAAGGAAATTTAAGCGATGAAAACGGAATTAGAAGCACTCCTACGGGTTCAGTGCCTTTAACAACCGTTCAGAGGGCGATAAATGGCGGTGAAATCGAAGATGTATCATCTATCAAGTACTTTGCCCCAAGATTATACTCCGCACAGTACAGAGCGGTTACAGCAAGGGACTATGAGGCAATTATTTCATCGATTTACCCAAATACTGAGTCTGTTGCGGTAGTTGGTGGTGAAGAATTAGTGCCACCGAAGTTTGGAACAGTTCAAATTAGTATCAAACCCAAAAATGGTTCATATATTTCTGATTTTGATAAACAAAATATTCTAAATCAACTGAAAAAATACTCTATTGCTGGTATTAATCAAACAATTATTGATCTTAAAGTTCTTCACGTTGAACTTGACTCAACAATTTACTTTGACACTTCAAAAATCAGTAATGCAAGTGATTTGAAGACCAGAGTTACAAATGCACTCACAACATACTCTAAAGATGTTGATATGAATCGATTTGGTGGTCGATTTAAGTATAGTAAGATTCTTCAATTAATTGATAGAGTTGATAATGCTATTACTTCTAATATTACTAAGATAAAAATTAGAAGAGATATGAAGGCATTATTGAATCAGTTTGCTCAATATGAATTGTGTTTTGGAAATAAGTTTAATGTAAAACCAAATGGTATGAACATTAAATCTACTGGATTTACGATTGCTGGAGAGAGTTCAACAGTATTTCTGACAGATGCTCCAACAGTTGGCACTGGGCAAAACACAGTAACGAACGCTCAAGCAGCGGGTCAAGTGTATCTTAGCAGACCTTCAACTCTTGATATCAAGAAAGGTGTTCTTTCTGTTGTTAAAGTTACTGGAGCTGGACAGAGAATAGTTGTTGTTAAAGATGCTGGAACAGTTGATTATGAAAAGGGTGAAGTTGTTTTGAATACAATCAATATCACTTCAACTGTTGAACCAAATGGTATTATTGAGGTTCAAGCATTCCCAGATTCTAACGATGTGATTGGTCTTAAGGATCTATATTTGAATTTGGATGTTTCAAATAGTAGGATAAATACCGTTAAAGATGTCATAGCATCTGGTGAAGATATTAGTGGCGTATCTTTTGCAAGAGATTACTATACTTCAAGTTATTCAAACGGAGCACTAGAGAGGAAGTAAAATATGTCGAATTTTGAAAGGAGAGTTCAACTCAATAAAATTATTGAGAGCCAACTTCCTGAATTTCTAGTTGCAGACTTTCCAAAAGCAGTAGACTTTTTCAAGCAATATTATATCTCCCAAGAAAAACAGGGTGGTAATATTGATCTTGTAGATAATCTTGATCGCTACATCAGGGTAGATAATCTTGTACCAGAAGTTGTTGTTGGTAAGACAACTCTTAATTGTTCCTGCGGTTCTGCAATTAGTGCGACTGATACAACAATTACAGTCACATCTACTAAGGGTTTTCCAGATGATTATGGTCTTTTAAAAATTGACGATGAGATAATCACATATACTGGGAAAACTGATACAACCTTCACTGGTTGTGTCCGTGGTTTTAGTGGTATTAGTGGATATGATAGTGGTCTATCAAATATCATCAACACCGTTAATAATCAAACACTTATTTTCTCGGAAACCACTGCTGCAACACATGCACATGAATCGGAAGTTACCAACTTAAGTGCTCTCTTCTTACAAGAATTTTATAAGAAACTTAAGAGAACTTTCACTCCAGGATTGGAAGATTATGATTTTGTTTCTGATCTTGATGTTGGGAACTTTATTAAGCACGCTAGAAATTTATATCAATCTAAGGGTATTGAAGAATCGATTAGAATTCTTTTCAAGGTTCTTTATGGTGTAGAAGCGACAATTATTGATCTTGAATCAAGATTGATAAAACCATCAGCAGCAAACTATATTAGAAGAGAAACAATTGTTGTTGAAAGATTGTCTGGAAATCCTTTTGGATTGGAGGGTCAAACGATTTACAAGTCTACAGACTCTTCTACTAATGCTTCAGTATCTGATGTAGAAATTTTTACAAGAAATAATGAGACTTTCTATAGAATTGGTCTCTTTATTGGATATAATGATAGGGATCTGATTGAAGGCACATTCACTGTTCCTGGATCCTCTAAAGTTCTGGAAACAGTATCTGTAGGGTCTTCCATTATTAATGTTGATTCAACAATTGGTTTTGGTCAAACTGGAACTATTATTGCTGGTTCAAATACAATTGATTACACCTATAAGAGCATTAATCAATTTTTTGGTTGTAGTAATGTTGGTTCAGGCATCACAGCAGGCACCAGAATCCGCTCTAATGAGTATGTTTATGGTTATGAGGGGGGTGATACCACTAAGCGTGTAGATCTCCGTTTAACGGGTGTTTTATCCGATTTCAACGCTATCGGAAAACTCGCTCTAATGGAAGAGGGTGAAGAAATTAAAGTAAGAAATATTGGTGAAATTATCACCAATCCACCCAGTAATAAAACTTACAAACAAATCTTTGCAAATTCTTGGATTTACAATACAAGCTCCACTTATGATATTGACAACATCAATGGTTCAATTTTCACTCTAAAAAGTGATATTGACAAGTCAAGTCTTAAAATAGCAGATACTGTAGATATTTTAAATGGTGATTTTGTTGTAGGTGCTGGTGCAACTATTGTATCAGTAAGTGAATCAACAAAAGAAGTTACTCTTGGTAATATTGTTGGTTTTGCAGCATCTATTGGTGTTGATTACAGTCTTCGTAGAAGAGTTGAAAAGGCAGAAAGCGTTGGTGTAGCACTTTCTCTTGGAAATGATGCTTACATTGCAGATGTACTCAATGTTTACACCGATAACGAAGATCAATTTGGATATGTAGCATCTAACTCACTACCATCATATACAATTCATGATGATATTATTAGAAAAGATGCAGATAGTCTTGGTGAGTTTGATACTATCTTTAATAATTACAAAGTTGTTGTATTCCCAAGTGCTGTTGATTTTATTGATGGTGATGAAGTTGTCTACACAGCAGAAAATCCAATTTCAGGATTAGTATCTGGTGCTAATTACTTTGTCAAAAAGTTTGTAGATTCAAATGGTGTCACTGTTAATAATAAAATCTATGTTTACGCTTCAAAAGCACTTCTTCAAGGAAATGAATATGTAAGACTCGATTATTCTTCTCCTACAACATCATCCTTAATTGGACAACATAGTTTTACTCTCAGAAGACATAATAACAAAGTTCTGTCTCCCAACCAAATTTTAAGAAAATTCTCATTGAATACCTCACTCTCTGATATTAAGAGTGAAAAAAGAAATCTTGGTTCCGTAGGTATTTTGATTGATGGTGTTCAAATTTCAAGTCCAGAATCTAGAGATAAAATTTACTATGGTCCAATTAAAGAGTTTGAAGTATTAAATGGTGGTAAAGACTATGATATCATAAATCCTCCAGAAATTACAATCGGCAAACCCGTAGGTGCAGGAGATACAACTGCTCGTGTAGAACCAGTTATAGTTGGTTCGGTTAAAGAAATTCTTGTTGACCCACAAGATTTTGATATTGATAGTATTGAGGGTGTATCAATTCTTGGTGGAAATGGTTCGGGTTGTCAACTTGAACCAGTAATAGGTTCAAGATTCAGAGAATTAAAGTTTGACAGTCGCCCTCTTTCATTGGGTGGTGGTGTTGATATTGATAATGAGACAATCACATTTACTGAGCCACATAACCTCACTCCTGGTCAGCACATAATTTACAATCAAAATGGTCATGATCCAATATCATTAGGAACATTTGGTGATCCTACACAAACAATTACAGGAGAATTGGTCAGTGGTGATGAATATGTTGCTGGATTTGTAAACACATCATCAATCAAATTATTTAAAACTGACGCAGAAGCAGCAGCAGGAATCAACACATTAGGTTTCTCTACTGCAACCTTCGCAAGTGGAATTCATAAGTTTAGAACTCTTTCACAAAACAATTTAAGAGAAGTTAAAGTTCTCCAACCTGGTTCTGGATATGCTCATAGAAAATTAAGAGTAAATCCAATAGGAATTTCTACAGAATATAATACAGTTGCATTTGAAAATCATGGTTTTGAGACTGGTGAGATTGTTACCTACTCAACAGAGGGCACTGTAATTGGTGGTCTTGATGTTTCAAAAAGATATTCTGTTGTTAAGATTGATTCTAATAAGTTCAATCTTATCGATGTTGGTATTGGTGGAACTATAACTACCGATCTTGTAAGAACCAAAACTGTAGATTTTACGACTTCTGGAATAGGAACACAAATTTTCCAGTATCCACCAATCACGGTAGAGGTAAATGTTTCCTATGGATCTTCTATTGGTGGAAATTTTGTTATAACACCAGTGATAACTGGAGAAATTACTGATGCTTATCTTTACGATGGTGGAACTGGTTATGGATCAAATACGATTAATCTTCACAAGAAACCACTAATATCAACTTCTAAGGGCGAACTTGCCCAGTTGGCACCAATTATCCAAAACGGTAGAATAGAGGAGGTACAGATCCTTAACAAGGGTGCTGGTTATAAATCTCTTCCAATCATTAGAACAAGTGGTTCTGGAACTGGTGCAGTATTGAGACCAGTTTTAGGTGGAACAAATGGTAGTCAAATTGTTGATGTTGTAGTTATTAACGGTGGTATTGGTTACGATGCAAATTCTACTTCATTATTTGTTGAGCCAAGAGGTTCAGGTGCAAAGTTTGATATAAGAGTAAGAGATCTTACAATAAATGATGCTGAAAGATTTGGTGCTTACACAAAAAATAGAAGTGAAAAAATCTATTCAAATCTTTCATCAAATGAAACTGATGATCTTCTTGTTTATTCAATGTATGGATATTCAAGTAATCTTGCGAACAAATTCAACGAAGACAAAAATAATCACTCTCCAATCATTGGATGGGCGTTTGATGGTAACCCAATTTATGGTCCATTTGGATATTCATCCAGAGATGATGTTCAATCAGGTGTCAAACTTTTAAAAACTGGTTATACACTCAATAGTGATGAAATTAATAATCGTCCATCTCTTGCAGTATATCCAGAAGGATTCTTTATTGAAGATTATCAGTTCACTGATAGTGGAGATCTCGATAAGCATAATGGAAGATACTGCAAAACAACAGAATTTCCAAATGGAGTTTATGCATACTTCGTTGGTGTAAGTACATCTGGAAACGCCCTTGAACCACAGTATCCATATTTTGTTGGAAATTCGTTTAGATCAAAAGTAATTCAGGAAAACTTTACTTTAAATCAACAATTCGATTTCAATAATTCAGGTCTTTCCCGTAATACCTTCCCATATAAGGTTAATGATAATCATGCAGATTATGACTTTGTAAATGAATCTTATGAAACTTATGCACAAATTGCAAAAATAGAATCAACATCTCAAGGAGAGATTGATGATTTAGTTGTTATTGCTGGAGGACAAGATTATAGAATTAATGATGTAGTCAATTTTGATGAGTCTGGAACTGAAGGTACAGGGTTAAGAGCAGTAGTTTCGGAACTAGAAGGAATTGAGATTGAAAAAATAGATACAACTTTGGAAACTTATGAGAATGTTGTATTTGAATGGGATACTGACAGACAAGTTTCTGCTTACACAAGAAATGGATTTATTGATTTTAATAACAATGACACCGTTCTTGTTTCTGGATTGTCAACATCCATTACTTTCTTAAATGATTCTCATAGAATTGGATTTACAACTGAAACTGTAGGTCTTGCTAAAACAATGTCATCCTTCAGTGGAGCGACAGGTGGTGTAGGTGTATTTGAAGATATTTTCGTTTCTGATATTCCAACAGTTTCTATTGGCAATACAATCAATGTTTTTTCAGATTCGGGAACTGAAATTTTAAGAGTTCTGAATAATTTTAACAATGGTATATTGAGAGTTCAAAGATTTGGTGAGGCACCAAATGGTACAACTGGCGTTGCCCACTCATTTGGTAGTAGACTCAGTGTTGTAAGTGATAGAGTCAAATTACCAGTAAAAACCAAACAGTTTGAGTCAGAGCGTAATAATGTCGTTTACTTTAATCCAACTGAAGCGGTTGGTGTAGGTTTGACTGATGGTGGTGCTATTTCCAAAATTATCACTGTTGGTATAACAACATCTGAAATTTCTATTCCAACCAGAGCAATATATCTTCCAAATCATCCATTTAAAACTGGTCAAAAAGTAACCTTATCAAAAGGTGCTGGAAATCCAAGTTCCTTTACTGTTGGAATGAATAATGTTAATGCAAACACTTTCTTCATCCCAGATCCAACTACAAAAGAAACAGATCTTTATGTAATCAATAAAGGGGCAAATTATATTGGTCTTGTAACTGAAACTGTAGGTGCAGTTGGCGTTGGAACTACTTCTGAGGGTCTATTTTTCTACAATGTTGGAAATCTAGCAGATAGAGCCGATTATAAGATTGAGACTAACAAGACTCAGGTAAATGGTGATTTAAGTAGGATTACAACATTAGTAAGTTGTGCATCTACTCACGGGTTGGATAGAAATGATACAATTAAGTTAAAAGTTTTGCCAAACACCATCGTTGGTGTGGGGACAACTGCTGCTCTAAGGTTAGCACTAAATCTTGATGAAAAGAAAATACTTGTTAATCCAAATAGTATTCTATCATCAAATATTAATGTAAGTAAGAATAGATTTACATTAAGTGCTCACGGATATAAGACAGGAGATAAAATTTACTATGAAGGTGACGCATCTGGTTTGACTGATGGCGATTATTTTGTTATTCGCGATAGTTTAGATACGTTCCGACTTGCAGAAACTGCATATGAATCAAATCCTTTGACAGAAAAAGAAATTAATATAACTGCTGCAGGAACTGGTCCTCATACAATTTCGCTTGTTAATCCAAAAATTGATGTTGTAAGGAACTCTGATATTCAGTTTAACTTACAAGATCCATCACTCTTTGGATATGATTTAAAAATTTATAGAGAGAAAGAATTTGTAAATGAATTCATCAGTGTTTCTGATAGTTCTACATTCAATGTTGTTAGCACTGGTTCTACTATCGGTCTCGGAACGATTACTGATGCCAATCTAACAATCAACTATTCGGATAACATCCCAAGTCGTCTATTCTATACCCTTGAGAAATCTGGGTATATTAGCACCGCTGATGCTGGAGTAAAAGATTATTCTTCCATCCATTATGTTGATAGTGAATATAATGGTGAATATAAAATTTATGGTGTTACTGGATTAGGAAATACAACCACATTTAAAATTTCTCCAGTTAGAATTCCATCAGTTCTCAACTACAATAAAAATCAGTGCGATAAACTAGAGTATTCCACTAAATCTTCATCTGCTCTTAGTGGATCAATTGGTAAGTTAAAAATTATTTCTAAAGGATTTAATTTTGAAAGACTTCCCAAATTTATTGATGTAACTTCAAAAGCAGGTATTAATGCAAATATCAAAGCAGTATCTTCAACAATAGGTCAACCCAAGCGTCTGAGATTCAAGGATATTGGATATGATTATCCATCAGATAAAACTTTAAGACCTGAGGCATTTGTTCCACCAGTTATCAATATTGATAATGTGGATACTGTCAAAGATTTTGATATTGTTTCTCGCGGAAGCAGATATCTTAAAGATCCAGATGTCATCCTTATCAATGACACTACTAAAGAAGTTGTAGATACAGACTCTCTGCTTGCAAAAGCACCAAATGGTGCAATTTCTGAGATTCAGCAGTTAGCACCTCTGTTTGGATTACAATCTGAACCTCATAGACTTGTTTTTATCAACAATTCAAATGGTGTTGGAATATCCACGATGACTGGTGATGGTATAAGTGGTATTGCTACTTGTACTCTGATTACACCAATTCTTGGATTTGTTACGCCGCAGTTCAATGTTGGTGATGAGATTTTTGTTGAGGGTATTGAATTATCTGGAAAGGGTGATGGATATAATTCCTCAAACTATGATTATAGATTCTTTAAGGTAAAAACCTACGTCAATACAAGTCCAGCAAAACTTGAATTTGAAGTCATAGATGATAGTGGAGTTGGATTATCAACTAATGTTGGTCTTGCAAAAACAGTTCAGTCTGGATATGCAACAATCATCAATAAAAATAACTACCCTGAAGTAAAAGTAATTCAAGAACGAGCAAAATTCTTCCCTAATGAGCAACTTTATGTTGATACAACTGGAGCAGGATTTGTTGCAGAAGACATTTTTGTAACTATCATAAGAGATGATTACATCAAAGTTGAAGGAAAATATGATTTAAATACTGGCGATAAAATTAAAGGTGTTGTAAGTGGTGCAGTTGCTGATGTAACTGGTGTAAGTAGAAATAATGGTTACTTTGACATTGATTTTTCATCCAAGCAAAATATTGGTTGGAGAGATGATACTGGTAAAATCAGCGTAGATCATCAAGTTATTCCAAATAATGATTACTATCAAAATCTTTCTTACTCTGTTAAGAGTCCAATTACATGGGATGAGCAATCTGCTCCCGTAAATAGTATCGTTCACCCTGCAGGACTTAAAAACTTTGCTGATGTTGGAATTACATCAACTGGATCATCTACTGCAGGACTTGGAGGAACTACCACTAGTATTGCAATTCTTGATGTTGTAAACGAAAGAAGAGTTGATATTATTAATAATTTTGATAATACAGTAGATTTTGATGTAAGACAAAACGCACTATCTAATTTTGATCAGTCCAAGTTTGTAAAACTTCAGAATAGAAAACTTGATGATTATATTGAATGTAGAACAAACAGAGTTTTAGTTCACGATGATATTAGTGATAAGTTCTCAAGTAGAGGATTCAAAGATACATTTATTGAATTGGATGTAATTGATTTTGCAGATAGTTATGTTGGATATGTAATTCAAATTGTTGATGCAGATACTAAAGATGTTCAACTCTCCGAGTTAGTATATCAATCTACAACTCTCAATTCATTCCTCTTTGAGAAATATTCAAACTTTACTACAGAAAAACTTGGTGACTTCTCAACTAATATTGAAACTGATGGTAGAAAGACTCTGATCTTTACTCCAACAGATCCTTTTGATAGAGATCATGATATTAAGGTTCTAAAGAGAACATATCTGTATTCTGCTTTAGCTGGTGGTCAAACTGCCATTGGAAAAACAGAATTTGGTTCAATTGACCTTGTAGGATCTTTTGTATCCGGTATTGGTAGTGTTGGAACAGCATCTAGCATTAAAACTCTTGTTGAGTTCCCAGTTTCAGATTTTAATGGAATGTATGCGAAGGTTGAAGTTGTAGATAGATTCTCAACTGATATGAATTATATTGAAGCATTTGTTGATTTTGATGGAAATGACACTTATTTGAGTGAATATTACTTTGACACTCAGGCACTCTCATACAGTTCATCAAAAACAGGAATCCTTTCTGCAGTTTACGATTCCAATGCAGGTATAGTTTCTCTGACTGCCCAAAACGTTGGCATATCCTCTCTCGTAGGTCTTTATGATGTTCGCTCAACCGTTGTTGGATTTGGAACAACTACAGCAGGTATTGGAACCTACAGATACCTTGTAAACAATCAACCACCAGGTTCTGAAAAGAGTATAAGAATAGAATCTACTGTTGGTTTTGGAACAGATGCAGTAAGAGTAGGAACTTTTGATCTTGAAACTGTAGCATCTTCAAATTCCATCGTTCGCGTTTCTGCTGGAGAAACATCAGCAATCCATCAAGTTTCAATACTTTCAAACAAATTGGAAACTGTGGTAACTCCTGGTCCATTTGCCGCAGTTAACAACATAACTGGACTTGGAACATTTGGTGCTGAAATTGATGGTTCAAGGTACTATCTCAATTTCTATCCAGATACACCATATGATGTTGAAGTTCAGGGATACAATGAAGTATTCTATACAGAACAAGATTATGATAATACTCCCCAACCAAATACATATGGTCCTGTTAAGGGAGAAGTTTTATATGATGCATATGATGGTATTAATGGATTAAGAGCGAATAGAACTGAATTCAGACTCACTCACGAAGGTGATCCAATTTATGTGAAGGGATTTGATCCATCAAATACAGCACAAGTTGATTATGCAACTGGTATTATTACATTACGCAATCATTTCTTTAATACTGGAGAAGAATTAATTTATCGCCCAACATCCACATTTGTTGGTGTAGGGTCTACCGCAATGGGAATTGGTTCTACCGCAAATTATCTTGGTATTGTTACTGATAGACTTCCTGAAAGAGTATATCCAATTGCTCTTACGCCAGATACATTCCAATTATCAACAAATAGAGACTATGCTAAAGCAGGCATCTTTGTAACATTTACTGATCCTGGATTGGGCAATATTCATGAATTAGAATTAACGAAGAAACTTTCTAAAACTGTTATTGCTCTTGATGGTATTGTTCAACAACCAGTTGTATTTACACCAATCAATCATTCTTTGGCGTTTAACAATGGTGGAATAACAGTTGGTATTTCTACTTTCAATATTTCTGGAATTAGTTCTATACAACCAAGAGATATTCTCAGGATTGATGATGAGTACATGAAGGTTGTTGAAGTTGGTCTTAGCACCAATGTAAACGGAGCACTTCTTGGTCCAATTAATGGTATTATCGCTGCTGGAACTGCAGCAACAATTCCAACAGTTTCAGTTGTGAGAGGAGTTCTTGGAACTACGAAATCAACTCATAGTGATGGTGCTGAAGCAAGAATCTATAGAGGTTCAATTAATATTGTTGGCAATGATGTCCATTTTGTTGATCCACCAAAAGGTAATACAAGAGCGGCAAGAAATGAATCCAATCTGCCATATGTAAAGGCACAATTCTCTGGAAGAACATTCCTTAGAACAAATTATGAAAAGAATATGGTGTTTGATGACATTTCAGATAGTTTCACTGGAATTGGTAAAACATACACATTAACGACATCTGGATTAAACACAACTGGTGTTGGTATTGGAAGTGGAATTCTATTCATCAATGGTGTATTCCAAACACCATCCACTTTGAATAACTCTGGAAATAATTATGACTTTGAACAAGATACAAATGTTGGAATTTCTAGTGTAGTATTTACTGGCATTACTTCAGTAAATGGATCATACATTCAATCAGAGTCAGATATTAACCAGAATCAATTACCAAGAGGTGGTCTGATTGTTTCTTTGGGTTCAACTCCTGGTCTTGGATATGCACCATTAGTTGGTGCAGAATTCATCGCAGAAACAAATTCTGCTGGATCAATCACGGGAGTAGTTGGTGTTAATACATTCATCAACCCTGTTGCAATTACTACTGCACATTATGATAAGATCAGCGGTATTCTTGAAGTTGAAACTGCAGACTCTCACTACCTGAAAGGTGGTGACAGAGTAAGACTGGTTGGTTTACACTTTACTTGCACTCCAGCATACAGTGGTGTAACGACAACCATCTTCCCAGATCACAATAGATCTCTTGATATTCAAAATATTATTGATGCAACAAAACTGAATGTACAAGTTGGTCCTAGCACGATTACCCATCATTACCTCAAGGGTGGTGAGATATATCAACATTTCGATCTGAATATTGGATCTGGTTATAGACACCCTGTTTCTATTGCAGTAACAGATCTTGCATTTGTTCACAGATTTGTTCGTGCTGTAGCAAATAGTGTCACCGCTTCTACTGGTGGTCAATTCACACCAACCAAAGCAAATTACACTTCAAGGACTGGTGTTCTTATACTTACCATTCCTAATCATGGATTGACAACAAGTAATACAATTCAAATTGCTGATGATGGTTTAATCTTTACTTGTGATGAAGATCAGTTCTTTACTGAACAACCATATCCAAGATCTACTGATCCTGCATCTGGTCAGAATCTTACAATTACTACAGTAACCACAGATACTATCACTGTCAACGTTGGATCTGGTGGTGGAGCAGGAACTGGTGCTGCGATTGAGGCAGTTGTAGGTGCTGGCGGAACTCTTGCGTTGAATGTTACCAGTGCTGGAACTGGATATAAGAATCCAAGAATTGTTATTCCAGAACCAGTTTATGAAAATATGGAAGTGGTTGGAGTTTCTAGATTGGGAGTTGGTGCAACTACCGATACAGGTAGAAATGTTCTTATGAATCTGACAATCGAACAAACTACTGAAAAAGCACTTGGTGATAGATTCTTCGATGCTGCAAATCTGATTGAAGCGAACACTGCTTTCATCGCAGATATTGCTTATGGAAGAATGCTTGCACAGTTCCCATCATATACACCACCATCGGGAACTAATGGTCAAGATTGTAAAGATGATATCGTTGATGTTCTCGAATCCGTTGCTTACAATTTGAAGTATGGTGGTAATGATTATACCGTGGATGCAGCAAATCTGTACATCACTGGAGCACATGTTTCTGGTGAAGAGCAAGAAACTGCATATGCCTTTGATCAAGCAAAACTCCTTGCTACTCAGGTAATGAGAAATGAGGCGGTTACTATTGGTGGATATAGCACTAGAACTCAAGTGTTTGATACATCAATCACTTATGATACTACAAAGCATACTCCAACAAATGTTACTTATACTGCATCATCTGGCATTACGACAGTAACACTTCCCAATCATGGTTTCTCGAATGGTGATCAGATTAAGTTCAGAACCAATTCAGTTATCTTTAAATGTTCTAAAGATAACTATGCAAGTGAGCATAGATATCCTCGCCCAACTGATCCTGCTGCAGATACGTTCCTGACTATTAGTAACGTCACTACAAATACATTTAGAGTAAATGTTGGTGCTTCTCCTGCGGGTGAGCAATATCTTCATACATTCTCTTCCTCTGAATTAAATTCAGTTGAGCGTAAGTTGACTTCTTCAACTTCACCAGCACAATGTGCAAACGTTGCATCTGCAATTCATACATTGGTTGGTATTGTTACCACTGCAGTTGTTTCTTCTACAATTCCCTCAAGAACAGTTGCACCAGGTGCTCAATATCAAGTTGGTGAGTTTAAACTCACTAGAAATGGTTATGAGTTCCAACCAGGTGATGTTTTCAAAGTTGTTGGACTTGTCACCGCTAAAGATTTTGCTCAACCAACATCAGAATTCCAAGTTGAAGTTACACAAACATTTAATGACTTCTTCTCTGCTTGGTCATTCGGTGAAATGGATTATATTGATAGTGTTGCTGGTTTCCAAGATGGATCAAGAAAGAGATTCCCAATCTATTACATTGGAGAACTTCTAAGTTTTGAACTTGATAATCAATCTGCTCTTTCTGCTGCAATTAATCTAGATGCTGTTTTAGTTATTTTTGTGAACGGTGTTCTTCAAACTCCTGGTTATGCATACACCTTTGAGGGTGGTTCTTCATTCATATTCACTGAAGCACCTCAACCTCAAGATAAAGTAGATATTTTCTTCTACGTTGGTCAAGAAGGTGTTGATGTTACAAGAGTTGACGTTAAAGAAACTATCAAGAAGGGTGATGATCTGACAATAAACAGACATCCATATTTCTCAAGTGCTGTCGACAATTTATATCAAAGACAGTCACGCGGTAGAACTGTTTCCGATATTCTTTCTTCAGACCTGATTGAAACTGATATCTATACTGGTCCTGGAATCAATGATGTTGATTTCAAACCATTTGATTGGACTAAGCAGAAGGTCGATAAGTTCATTAAAGGTGATCTTATCTCCAAATCAAGAGACATCCTTGAAGCAAGAGTATTCCCAACAGCAAAAATTATTGGTGATGTTACACCGACTTCTTCTGAGATCTTTGTTGATAACATTCAATTCTTCAACTATGAAGAAGAAATATATACACATCCAACATTCTCTAATCTTTTTGATACGTTAGATGTTGTTATAATTGATTCAAATGAACCAGTTGGTGCGGCATTTACTGCAATTGTTTCTGCAACAGGCACTATTTCAGGAATTGTTACATCGCAGGTTGGTTCTGGTTATACTGGATCATCAACTTTAGATGTTAAATTCTCTGCACCTAAAGTAATTGGTGTTGGTATTGGAACAACAGCAACTGCTACTGCAACAATCAGTAATGGTTCTATCTCCACAGTAACGATTACTAATCCTGGTTTGGGATATACAAGAACCAATCCACCCCATCTTATTATTGAAACTCCTGGAGTAATTAAAGAAGATGTGACAGGAGCAACTAATGTACAAGGATTCTCTGGAATTATTACTGGAATTTCAACTACAACAGGCACGGGTGGACATCCACTTGCATTGAAGATTAACTTCAGAGCACTTAAGGATTACACTGTGGGTGGTGAAGCACAACTTGCTTCTGATGCACTTGATTTGCTTGCTGGATATCCAATCATGGTTTACGACACCAAAGTTGGATCTGGAGTAACTTCTGTATTTGATAGCAACAATGCTGTTGTTGCTATTGGCAATACATTCCTCGATAATGTTTATGTTGTTAGCCAAAAGTCCTTTGAAAATGGACCTGATGCTGAACTGATTCTGAATATTCATACAGATAGTCCAGTTGTTGGTATCGCAACTACTGGATCATTTGAAGACACTCAGGCAGGTGCTGCAACAACCGCTCTTGGATATCTCTCTTGGGGTAAGATATATAACTACAGTGAGCGTAGTGGTGGAGTTTCTATCGGCGTTACTGGTCTTACAGTTGATGCTGGATTATCAACATTCCCAGTTCTTCAAAGAAGAGGAAACAAAGGATTTGATAAATCTGGTGCAATTAGATCTACAAAACAAATTGTCAATTCTGCAGATCTTGCTGCAGATAATCAACTACCGTTCTACGGAGCGTAGTAATCTTTCATTATAGCTATAAATACATAAAAAACAATAAAAATGTCAGCGATTGTTACTGATCAATTTAGAATTCTGAATGCCAGTAATTTTGTGGATTCAATTGAATCCAATTCTTACTACATTACCTTAGGTTTAGCAAATCCAGTTGCTGCTGGATATGGTAGAACCAGCGATTGGAATACTAATCCCCCATCACCAACAGACAGTCTTTCGTATGCATCACATACGGGTGATACTGTATTGTTTGGTAAGAAAATTACTTCTGCCAATGTGAGAAGAATTGTTAGAAGAATCGATTGGAGTGCTGGGACAAAATATGAAATTTATAGAAATGATTATAGTGTTCAGAATCCTGCACCAATAACGAATGCTGCTCGTTTGTATGATGCAAATTACTATGTAATGAATGAAGATTACAGAGTTTATATTTGTATTGAAAATGGATCCTCTGGATCTAATCCTAAAGGAAATGTATCTCAGGATCAACCCAAATTTACAGATTTGGAACCTTCCAGAGCGGGTGACAGTGGAGATGGTTATATTTGGAAATATCTCTTTACTATCAGTCCTAGTGATATTATAAAATTCGATTCTACCGATTATATTACTGTTCCCAATGATTGGGCAACTTCCAATGATGCTCAAATTAGAGCAATGAGAGAGTCTGGAGATTCTTCAAATAATGAAAATCAGATAAAAACTGTTTTTATTGAAAAATCAGGATCAAACTACGCTAATGGTCTTGGTCAAGAAATGAATATTATTGGCGATGGCACTGGTGGTAAGGTAAGGGTTGATGTTGAAGGTGGAAAGATTACAAATACTGTAGTTACATCTGGTGGTAAAGATTATAGTTATGCACTTGTTGATTTGGGTTCAATCAATTCTAATACAACTGCCACACCTGCAAAATTAGTTCCAATTGTTCCTCCATCAAGAGGACATGGTTATGATATTTACAAAGAACTTGGAACTGATAGAGTCTTAGTTTATGCCAGATTTGATGATTCTACTAAAGATTTTCCAGTTGATACAAGTTTTGCTCAGGTTTCGATTATAAAAAATCCAACTGCTGTTGGAACAGCAAATACCTTCACTGATAATAATTTCACGGGGTTATCTGCATTTAAACTCACAAGTATCACTGGAACCCCCAAAGTTGGGGAAAAAATTGAACAATCTGTTCAAAATGGAACTGCAAAGGCTTTTGGTTATGTTGCTTCGTTTGATACAGAAACTAAGGTTCTTAAGTATTTTACTGATAGATCTTTGTTTTACAATCAAACAACAAAAGATGAACAAGACTATACGGGTATTTCAACAAACGGAAGACCTTATACCTTTGAATCTTCATCTAATTTGATTACAGGTCAATCTTCAGCATTTACAGGATCTATTGATACTGGATTTTCAGGTATTTCTACTAATCCAACAGGAATTAAGAGAATTAACCTGGGAGTCAGTTTCACAGCAGGCATGGCAGTTCCTGAAATAAATAAAGGATCAGGGGAAGTTATTTACCTTGACAACAGAGCTAGCATTGCTAGAAATGCTCGTCAAAAAGAAGACATCAAAGTTATACTGGAATTCTAAACAATGTCACAGAAGACAAATTTAAATGTAAGCCCTTATTATGATGATTTTGATAAGGCTGATAATTTTTACAGGGTACTCTTTAAACCTGGATTTCCCGTTCAGGCAAGAGAACTGACGGGTCTTCAATCTATCTTACAGAATCAGATAGAATCCTTTGGCAGTCACATGTTCAAAGAAGGTTCTATGGTGATTCCAGGTGGAGTCACTTGTGACAATCAATTCACCACTGTTAAGGTAAATCCAGATCATCTTGGCATTGATATTACAGTATATCTGAATTCTATTGTTGCAAAAAATAATGGAAGAGGTGCAAAAGTAAAAGGTGAAACATCCGGAGTTATTGGAACAATCAAAGGATTTTTGCTTCCTCCAAATGAGGGTGTAGAAGAAATAACACTATTTGTAAAATATCGTGATGGTGCTGCTGATGATGAATCGGTAGAATTTGCTGATGGAGAGGTACTAATCCTCCAAGAAAATGTTACCTATGGTAATACAACACTTAACATTGGTGATACTGTTTTAACAACTCTTTCTGTAAATTCAACCGCATCTGGATATGCAGTTGGTGTATCAGAAGGTGTATATTTTATTAGAGGAACTTTTGTCGATGTTCCTACATCACAGATTATTCTTGATCCATATCAAAATAAACCATCATTTAGAGTTGGATTTGATATTTTAGAGGAAATTGTTGATGCGAATGAAGATGATCAATTAAATGATAATGCAAAGGGTTTTACAAACTACGCTGCACCTGGTGCCGATAGATTAAAGATTAGCGTAAGACTCGCTAAGAAAGCACTCACAGATAATGAAGATACCAGTTTTGTCGAGCTTGTAAGAGTTGATGAAGGTGTAATCAAGAGACTTCAAAACAAGTCAGACTATAATATTGTCAAAGATTACTTTGCTAAGAGAACTTATGAAGAGTCTGGTAATTATGCCGTTGAACCTTTCATTGTTGATGCTGTAGATACTTTAAACAATGAAACTGGAAACGGTGGTCTTTTCAGAGATAATAGATTAACAGAAGATGGAAATAAACCATCAGAAGATTTGATGGCATATAGAGTTTCTGAAGGAACTGCGTATGTTAAAGGTTATGATATTGATTTAGTTGGATCAACCGTCAAAGACATTGATAAACCAAGAGATGTTAAAAAAGTAACTGGAACAAGAGTTCCATTTTCAATGGGTAGTTTGATCCGTGTCAATAATGTACATGGAATTCCATACATCAAAATTGGTGGAACTGCTGCAGGTGGAAATACTAGTGCCAACGTTATTGATCTTTACGATCAAAGAAGAGATGGTGCAAACAACAGTGGACTTCTTGATGGAACAGGTCAAGGTGTAAAGATTGGTCAAGCAAGAATATATTGGTTTGGTTTGACTGATGACAGATATAAAAATTCTGGAACTGAGTGGGATCTCTATCTCTACGATATTCAAACATTTACAAAACTTACTTTAGCAAATACTTTCACTACAGGTGATGTTCCCGATGGATCACTTGTAAGAGGTATGTCTAGTGGTGCGACTGGATTTATTGTATCTAGAAGTTCCAATACTTATGACTTGAATCAAACTTCTGGAACATTCCTTGAAGGTGAGCAAGTGATTATGAATGATATGCAGAAATTTAAGTCTGCTATCAATACTCTAGGTATTCAGGTATTCAATACTGAAGATATCAAATCTGTTTTCCAAGATTCAGATACTCTTGATACTTCGTTGAAAACCAATTTCCTTGCAGATACTGTATTGTATCCAAAACAACTTCCAAATTTCGCAATCACAGATCAACTCACAATTTCTGGAGGAAATCTTGGTAAAGTTCAAGGACGATTCTTCAATGCTGTTAATGGAATCAAAGCAGGTGGAATTCTTAGATATTTTAAAGATGGTGAAATTGATCCAAGTTTTGCAAGAATCAGCGCGGTGAGAGATCATGAAATTGATCTTGCAGGAACTACAACTGTTCCAGAGGTTTGTATTGGACCCGTATCTAATCAAACATCTAACTTCCAGTTGATGGTTCCTAGAATTTTGAATGCTGGAGAAAATGGTCTCTTTAGTGTATTACCAGAATCCAACGTATCATCTGTTGATTTTGGTACTTCTGAACTAGCAGTCACATATCAGTTAACGGAACAATCCACAGATGCTAATGGCACCTTAGAATTTACAACTGCTGATGTGATCGGTGCTAATGCCGGCATCACTAGTGTATTCTTTGAAACTTTTGATGCCGAAAGATATAGTGTTGTTTATGGAGATGGCACTGCAGGTGTTGGTAATAATGGAACTCCTGCTGCATTAGACAGTGGTCAAGTATCTCTTGATGAAAATGCAGGTAAAGTTACAATTATTGATCTTGAAGCATCACAAACATCAAATGTAACTGTTCTCGCTACTATGAAGAAGCGAAACATTACTCACAAATCTAAAGATTATATTAGATCAACTACAGTTCGTGTTGAAAGAACTCTTGATGGATCAAGATTCGCTGTTGGTTTAACCACTAGCACTCACTACGGAACTAGAGTTCAAGATGATGAAATTTCACTGAATTTCCCAGATGTTGCAAATGTACGTGCAGTATATGAATCTACAAATTCTAATACACCAACTTTAGATACATTGACCTTTGCAACAGGTTTAGCATTAGATCAAAACGCTGTTATTGGTGAAAAAATTATTGGTGAAGATAGCAGAGCTATTGGACAAATTGTTACTGCATCTGCAAATCAGATTACTTATGTCCCATTGAATGCAGAAAATTTTGATATTGGAGAAGTTGTTAAGTTTAAGGAATCTTCTATTTCTGCTGTAATTCAACAAATCAAAGAAGGAAGTTATGTAGATAGAACTGCTAACTATAAACTTGATACTGGTCATCGTTTCCAATATTGTGATTATTCTAGAATTATAAGAAGAAGAGGTGCTACTGTACCTTCACGAAAACTTTTAATTGTATTTGATCATTACCAAGTCGCATCAGGCAATTCTGGAGATGTATTTACTGTTAACTCTTACACTAAAGACAGATATACAAATGATATTCCAACTCTTCCAGATGGTCTTCGCACAACTGATCTGATTGATTTTAGACCAAGAGTTAAACCATGGTCAGAAATTACTGGAAATGCAAGTTTGTCTCCTTTTGCTTTTAGTAGCAGAAGATATGAATCTGATTTCCGATATGTAGTTAAACCAGATGAATCATCATTCTTGGGATACGAATATTATCTTCCAAGAATTGATTTGGTTACTGTCAATCGTATTGGTGAAGTAGAAGTTATTAGGGGCGAATCTGCACCAGAACCTCAGGCACCAATTCTTGCTGATGATGCGATGGAACTCGCACAGATTAAACTTCCAGCATATCTTTACAATCCAACCACCGAACCAGAAATTCTTCTAAGAGATAATAGAAGATTTACGATGCGTGACATCGGAAAACTTGAAGATAGGATTGAAAATCTTGAAGATCTGACAAGTCTTACGTTGTTGGAACTTTCAACAAAGACATTAAATGTAACTGATGCAAATGGTCTTGATAGGTTTAAATCAGGATTTGTTGTTAGTGATTTTAGGGATAAATCCATCATGGATCCCGCTTATTCAACGGTCGATATTGAAAAAGGTTCAGCAACTGCAATTGCACCTGTTGATTTTTGGTCAATAAATGCACATTTATCCCTTGACCCAGGAATTGATAGGACCAAAGCAGATTTAACTCAAAATCTCAGACTTGCCGATCCAAATATTCAAAAGACTGGCGATCTTCTTACTCTCAAATATGAAGAAGTAACGTATCTCAACCAACCACACGCAACCAATGTTGAAAATGTAAACCCATTCAATGTTATTGTTTTTGTTGGTGGTGTTATCATGGATCCAGCATCTGATAACTGGGTCAGGACAATTTACATTAATGATCATAGAACTGAATCAACTGGTGCCAAATGGAAACAGGAGGCAAAAACTACTGTTGATGTTGATAGAACGAGAAAAATTAAAAGATATAGAAAAGGTGGCGGTAGAAACGAAAGACGTAAGAGATTAATAGTTACTACAACTACTACCACTACTACAAAGTATACACCAAAACTCACAGGACCTTCAAGAGAGTTTGATTATGTTGAAGATGTAAAAGTCTCAGGTGAAGCAGATCCATGGATGCGTTCAAGAAACGTATACTTTGCTGCAAATGGTTTGAGACCATTTACAAAGCATTATAAGTATCTTGATGCACAGCAGATTGATTTTGTTCCAAAACTCTGCGAAATTCAAATGAATTCTGGTACATTTACAGTATTTGAACGTGCAGATATTCTCAATCGCCGTGGTAAAAAAGTTGGCATGATGAGAATTCAAAGACCAAATCATAAATTTGGTGATAAGAATAGACCAGATATTGCTGCTGGATTAGGTTCGCCTGCAGTTTATGTTGAAAAATATACTGTGGATCCTTATGATAGAAATCGTCCTGGACCTGGAGACAGTTACTCACCAACATCTAAGTTGATTAACTTTGGTGTTAGAGCACTCGGAACACTCGAAGAACATTATGGGTTCGTTAGAGCGGGATTTAAAGTTGTAGGTCAAACCAGTGGTGCTGTTGCAACAATTACGAGAGCAGAATTAATCTCCGACAATTGGGGTGATATTATTGGAGCATTCTATTTTGCAAATCCAAATAGCAGACGGGGCAAACGACTTCGTGTTAAGAGTGGAACTAAAACTGTCAAGATAACTGCAGTTCCACCTGGAGTTACTCCTTTACCAGGATCCACAATATTTGCATCTGAAGCAATAGGAACTTATAGTGGTTCTGGAACTATTCTGACTCAAGATACCAAGAGAGTTTCTGTTAGAAATCCACCCAAACCAAATAGAAAAGCAACTGAAGTTGATATCAAGAAGACTGTTAAGGCAGTTCACAGAGACCCTCTGGCACAATCATTTACAGTTACTGAACCAGAAGGTATTTTCTTAACTTCCGTAGATCTTTTCTTTGCAACTAAAGATCCTGGTGCAAAAATCTTTGTTGAACTTAGAACAGTTGAACTTGGTACACCAACAGGATTCCTTGTTCAAGATTATGCACAAGTTTCATTGAATCCTGAACAGATTAATGTTAATGAAGCAAATCCATTTGAACCTGTTCCAACAAATGTTAAGTTTGAATCTCCAGTTTATTTGGAGGGTAATGATAAAGAATATGCAATTGTTATTCTTTCACCAGCATCTGATGGATATGAGATGTGGACTGCAACAATGGGTAAAAAGACTGTTAGAACAACCAGTCTTCCAGATGTTCAGAATGTTGTTGTTACTAAGCAATACCTTGGCGGTTCACTATTCAAATCTCAAAATGGAACAATTTGGACACCTTCTCAATTCCAAGATTTGACCTTTAAACTTAATAAGGCAAAATTTGTTACAAGTGGAACTCTTACTTGGTTTAATAGCGACATATTACCTCAAGGGGTAAATTCTGCTGCTCTTGAAGAAAATCCAATTGAAGGTTTACCAAGAAAGTTAAAATTACCTGTAACTGGTATTACTGCAAACGAGACAGCAAAACTTCTTACTGGAGTAAAAGTTGGTCAAGGTGGAGTAGCAGTTAATCCACAAAATGAAGGTATCACCGGATTCATTGAAGCAACAGGTGGACCAATTGGAGCAACAGGAACTGGTAGTGTTTCTATCGGTAATAGTGGATCTGGATACAAACCAGGAACTTACACAAGTGTAAATCTATTCCCAATTTCTGGTAAAGGAACTGGAGCACAAGCAGATATTACGGTTGATGCTTCTGGTGGCGTTACAGGTGTAGATATTGTTACTGTTGGATCTGGTTATCGTAATGGTGAGGTTGTAGGTGTTACATCTGCAACTGGAGGTGGTGGTAGTGGTGCAAGAATCACAATTAAAGATCATAACAGCACCTTTGACACACTGTATATGACTAATGTTTTGGGTGAACATTATACACAAGGTGAAGCATTAGTTTATTACACTGAACCAGATAATCACTTGTCAAGAACTGCACTTACTAGTGGTGCAAATGTTGGAACCAACGGATCATCAATTTATGATACCAAATATGTTGGAAATGTTATGCGTATCAAACAGCATAATCATGCCCATCATGGTGGAAACAATAAAATTGAAATTGTAGACATTATTCCAGACAGTCCAAAAACTGAAATTAACTCATCGTTTGGTTTAACTGATACAACTGTATCAGTTGCAAACACCTCAGTATTTGGAACTGGAGAAGGAATTTCAACAAGCAAAGGTTATGCTCTTATTGGTAGTGAGGTTGTTTCTTTTAGCAACATTGTTGCTGGACAATCAGGTGCAGGAGAACTTTCCATTGATGCTAGAGCATTAAATGGAACTGTTAAGGTTTCTCATGATGCTGGAGCATCTATTCAACCTTATGAAGTAAATGGTGTTTCTCTGATGAGAATCAATAAAGTTCATAATATTCCTGGAACTTATTACAAAAATGAAAGTTCTGATCTTGATAGTTACTTCATAGAAATTGATAGAACTACCCCAACTAATAGAACAACCGGTGATGGTTTATTGAATTTTGGTTCTGAAAAGGGATTTGGTGGTGATACTGTTGGTGTTTCTCAAAATTACCAATTTAGCACTTTGATTCCACAATTCAATATAATTACTCCTGGAAAAGGAACTACTGCAAGAACATTTGTTAGAACTATTTCAGGAACTAGTGCTGGTGGAACAGAGGTATCATTCCAAGATCAAGGTTTTGAACCATGCCCACTTAATAAACCAATCAAGTTTGCAACCCCAAGAATGGTTGCTTCCAAAGCAAATGAAACTGCAAGACTTACAACACTTCCACAAAATAAGTCACTTACACTGAGAGTTGAATTTGCAAGTGAAAATGAAAATGTTTCACCAATAATGGATGCTCAAAATGCAACATTTGTTCTTGGAAGAAACAAATCCAACAAACCAGTTGATGACTATGTTCTTGATGCTAGATCTAATTCTATTGAACAAGATCCACATGGAGCAATATTCCAAACTAAGGCTATTTCTCTTAGCCAACCAGCAACAAGTTTGAAAGTTATCATTGCTGCTAGTAGACAAGAAGGTGCTGACTTTAGAGTTCTGTATCAACTGTTCAAGGCAGATTCATCGGAAGTTGTTCAAAAGTTTGTACCATTCCCAGGTTATGATAATTTGAGGGATACTGATGGTGATGGATTTGGTGATATGGTTATCAATCCAGATAAAAATAGTGGTAGAGCAGATGCATTTGTTGTTCCTGATGTAGTTGGAGGATTCTCCGAATATCAATTTACTGCAAATAATCTTGATCAGTTTAATGCTTTCGCATTGAAGATTGTAATGTCATCTACAAATGAATCAACACCTGTTGCACTTAAAGACTTTAGAGCAATCGCACTTGCATAATTATGGATAACGAAGACTTAATTCCTGTTGAAGGAGAAATGCATCTCTTTAGAGATCGTAATACTGGAGCTATTGTGAGCAATGATAGATCCAGTTACGATCAATATATGAGAATGAAACGTAAAAGACAGACAGAACGAGAAGAATTGGATATACTTAAGAAGGATATTGAAGAAATCAAATCGTTACTTAGGGAGCTTACAAATGGATCCAAATGAAATTACATTAGACAATCTTTCTAAAAGTTTTGAATATACAAAACTCGCTAAAGAAATTGATTCTTGTGATGATAGGCAAATTTTAAAAGATATTGCCAAATCTTATGCCAAACTTTATTTAAAGCAACAAGAAGTTGTTGGTAGATTGGGACTTGAAGGAATATAAATATATTTACATCCTGATCTGTATATCATAAATGGCTGAAATTAAAGTCAGAGTAGGTCAACAACCAGCAGTAAAAGTAATATCTTCTCTTGCAGGTGCCCAGGGTCTCTCTTTGGCGGAGCTCAGTGATGTTAGTGCTTCTAACTTGCAGAATGGTATGGTGCTTGTTTACAACAGTAGCATCAGAAAATGGGAGGCAACACTTACCCTGACGCCAGGCGCAACGCAGAATTTAGACATCAACGGAGGAAATTTCTGACATGGCAAGTATTATTAGGATTAAAAGATCCTCAGGTACTAGCAAACCAGCTACTTTACAATGGGGTGAATTTGGTTATGTAACTGGTATTGGTAGTTACGGAGGAACAAACCAATATAAGGACAGAGTTTTCCTTGGAGATGATGGTACTAACGCCAATCCTATTGGTGGTTATTACTACACCTCAATGATGGAGCACACCCCTGGTAATATACCAGCGGCGTCTCATAATACTAGAAACCAAGACAGGGGTGTTGTTGCCATCATGGCACCTGCAACAAACTCTGGTTTGGGTGGTGCCGAATCACTTAAGGTTGATCAGTGGAACGTAGACAACCTTAGAATAGATACTAACACCATTTCATCTACTAATACTGATGGAGATATCATCCTTGATCCACATGGATCTGGAGAGGTTGTTATTCCTGATGATACCTTCCTCACATTTGGTAATGATAAAGATGCAAAGATTGAATATGATGAAAATGGTGTCAATGGGATACAGGTAACAGGTGCTGCGTGGACTTATAATACTCAAGTCAATATCACCACTGGTCTTAACATTGGTAATATCGGCATATCTTCAAATGTCATTTCCACCAATGCAGGTGGTGGCAACGAACTTTACATTGATCCATATCCCGATGGATTGAGTAATGAAGGTAAGGTTATTATCAAAGGTGACTTACAAGTTGATGGTACTACAACAACTGTTAACTCCACAACTTCAACATTAAACGATGCTATCTTCCACCTCGGTGATGTAACCAGCACCAGAACGGTGATGGCAGAGCATACCAGTGGAACTAATGTAATTACTTTAGATTCTGTTGTTGGCATCAACACTGGAGATATCATTGCTCATGGAAGTATTCCCAATAATACTTCCATTACTGCTTACAACACAGGAACAAAAGTTGTTACGATGTCAGCAAGCTCAACTGCTGGTATCTCAACAACTGAACAGGTTACTATCACACATGCATATGATAGTAATACTGATAGAGGTATTTCTTTTACATATAATACAAGCACTGGAACTGCAAATAACAAGGATGGTTTCTTTGGTTTTGATGACAGTTCTATTGCAGATAGTGCTGCTGATGCAGACAATCACGGCACTCATGCTGATGATAGCAGAAGATGGACCTATGTCCCTGATGCAACTATTTCAAATAGTTTGGTAACAGGAACTAAAGGTTTCCTGGATATCAAAGGTATCTATTATCAATCTGGTGATTTTGCAACTGGTGGTGTTGTATTCTTCGATGACACTGGTCTTCAAAGATCTACAAACGCACCTGCTGCTCCAGTTATTACTTCTAAGCAAGTTCTAACTGCTATCACCAAAAATACTTTAACTCTTGGTGCAAATATTACTGCAGCAACTGGTGATATTATCAGACAAGATAGTACCAATGCATATGGTGTTGTTGAATCTGGAGTTACTAATAGTAGCACTGTCAACTTGATTGGTGTTGAGGGAACATTTAATACTTCAAACAATTTGAGAAGAGAAGGACAAAGTGGCGCAATCGCTAACCTTGCTTCAGTTCCTAGTGCAGTTTCTGTAATATATACTAATAAGCCCCATTGGACTTCAACAATGGACGGGGGTACATTCTGAGGTAATTAATGGAAAATCAAAGTGAAGTGGATGTTAATGTTCTCATTAAAATATACAATTCTAAACTAGCAGCAGTATCAAATCAAAACGTTCTTCTTGAGGCAAAGTTAGCAACAATGTCTCAAGATTTTCAAGAACAAATAAATGCTCTGCTTCAAGAAAATGCAGACCTCAAGGCAAAATTAGAAGGTTAATATGGCAAAACCATCAACTAGGCAAGGACTAATCGATTATTGCTTGCGTCAACTTGGTGCTCCAGTGTTGGAAATCAACGTGGATGATGATCAGATTGATGATCTAGTTGATGATGCAATTCAATATTTTAATGAACGCCACTATGATGGTGTTGAAAAAATGTATCTCAAGTATGAGATAACTCAAGGAGATATTGATAGAGGACGTGCTGCTTCTTCAGCAGGATCAAATACAGTTGATCCAAAAGCAGGTGTTGGAGTAACCTTTACAACAGGAACTTCTACTATAGTTGGAACAGCAACTACTTTTAGTTTCTACGAAAATTCAAATTATATTCAAGTTCCAGACTCTGTTATTGGAGTTGAAAAAATATTTAAGTTTGATACTAGTTCCATCTCAGGTGGAATGTTCAGTATTAAGTATCAACTATTTTTGAATGATTTGTATTACTTCAACTCTGTTGAGTTGTTGCAATATGCGATGACTAAGTCTTATCTTGAGGATATTGATTTTTTACTCACTCCAGATAAGCAAGTAAGATTTAACAAAAGACAAGATAGATTATATTTGGATATTGACTGGGGATCTCAATCAGCAGGAGAGTTTATCATTCTTGAGTGCTATAGAGCATTGGATCCTGCATCATTTTCACAAATTTATAACGATAGTTTCTTAAAACCATATCTCACTGCATTAATCAAACGTCAGTGGGGTAGAAATTTAAGTAAATTTAGAGGAGTCAAACTTCCAGGTGGTCTTGAGATGAATGGTGATGGTATTCTGCAACAAGCAGAACAAGAATTGGCAGACATTAAAGCACGAATGTCTTCTGAATATGAACTTCCACCCCTCGACTTTATTGGATAATGGCACTAAATCCGTTCTTTCTTCAAGGGACTGCATCTGAACAAAGATTAGTCCAAGATCTAATAAACGAGCACCTAGCAATGCATGGTGTGGAAGTTACGTATATTCCAAGGAAATATGTAAATAAAAAAACTGTACTTGAAGAAGTTCAAACTTCAAAATTTGATGATAATTTTGCAATTGAAGCATATGTGAACACATATGATGGATACGGCGGTGCTGGCGATATTTTAACCAAGTTTGGAGTTAGTGTTCGCGACGAACTGATTCTAACCATCTCAAAAGAAAGATTTGAGGATTTTATTGCCCCATTTATGGCGGGGCAAGATGATGGAACAGATGATTCGATCATGCCAACTCCAACTCGCCCAAGGGAAGGTGATTTAGTTTATTTTCCACTAGGACAAAGATTATTTGAAGTAAAGTTTGTTGAACATGAAGATCCCTTCTATCAGTTGGGTAAAAATTATGTGTATCAACTTAAGTGTGAACTCTTTGAATATGAAGATGAAGTTATTGATACAACCATTGAAGCAATTGATACTCAAGTTCAAGATGAAGGATTTATCACTCAACTTCAATTAATTGGTGTAGGTAGAACTGCTACAGCAACTGCACAAATTTCAGGATCTGTTCCAAGTGGATATGTTCAAGAAATTTTCCTGAATAATGATGGTGGTAACTACACATCTACACCGAAAATTATATTTTCATCATCACCTACTGGTCAGATTGGTGATACTGCAACTGCTGTTGGTTTCCTTACCACTAGGGCAGGAGTTACAGGTCTTGAAAAAATCTTACTTACAAATGCTGGTGCAGGATATACAGTTACACCAACAATTACTATCTCTGGTGGTGGAGGAAGTGGTGCTGCTGCAACATGTAGACTCGTCACATCTGGTCAAGGTGTTATAAGATTTACTGTTACAGATGGTGGTGTTGGATATGGAACTGCACCAGTTGTAACGATTGCTGGTCCACCTTCAAGTGGTATTGCACACACTGCTGTCGGTATTGCATCCATTGGACGTGATGGAACTTCAAATGTTCTCAAGTCAATTTATATTGAAAATGCAGGTAGAGGTTATAGTTCTAGTCCACAAGTTACCATTGCAGATCCAGAGACTCTTGCAGGTCTTGGAACTTACCTATTCAATGAAATTGTGATTGGTTCTAGGTCTGGAACATATGCAAGAGTTAAAGAGTGGGATAAAGATACCAATATTCTTAAAATTTCTAATGTTGGAATTGGAACAACTCAAGCAGAATTCTTTGCAGGAGAAAGTATTGTTGGACAAGAGTCTGGAGCATCTTATCCTGTTCAAGCATATCGTCATGATGACATTTATGATAAATATACCGAGAATGATGAGTTTGAAACTCTTGGAGATAATCTCTTAGATTTCTCTGAAAGCAATCCATTTGGGACATTTTAATGCTAGGAACATATTATTATCACGAAATTGTTAGAAAGACCATCATTGCGTTTGGTACTTTATTCAATGATATCCGTATTCGCCACCAGGGAGAAGATGGAACGAATTTTAGTGAAATAAAAGTTCCATTAGCATATGGACCTAGTCAAAAATTTCTATCAAGAATAACACAACAGGCAGATTTGAATAAAGCAGTTCAAATTACTATGCCAAGAATGTCATTTGAAATGACATCTATCAATTATGATGCTACCAGAAAGTCAAGTTTAGTTCAAACTTTTAAAACATGTGATGATGGGAGCAGAGCAAAGAAAGTGTTTATGCCAGTTCCATATAATATTGGATTTGAGTTAAATATTCTTTCAAAATTAAATGATGATTCATTACAAATTTTAGAACAGATATTACCATATTTCCAACCAAATTTTAACTTAACTATTGATTTGATTGACTCTATTGGTGAAAAAAGAGATATTCCGATCATTTTAGAGAGTGTAGGATTTCAAGATGATTATGAAGGAAATTTTGATACAAGACGTGCTTTAATACATACATTACAGTTTACAGCAAAAACTTACCTCTTCGGTCCTGTTGCTGATACCACTGATGGTCTTATTCGTAAGGTTCAAGTTGATATGTATACCAGCACTGATACGAAAACTGCTAAGAGAGAAGTTAGATATACTGTTACACCAACATCAAAAGTTGATAGAAACAATGATGGTGTAATAAACGAGGAAGATCATAAGTTATTACAACCAGGTGATGATTTTGGATTCTCGGAAACAACAGAGTTCTTTGCGGATGCTAAGAACTTTAGTCCAGTTCGTAAAATTGACGTCTGAGTAAAATGAGTAATAGTTATGAGTCCATTGATGAAGCACTCGATATTGAGAGTAGTATTGTTGAATCAAAACCAATGAAACCTGTTCCACCTAAAGTGGAAAAAGATGACATTAAAAAGGACTACGAGTACACGAGAGCAAACTTATATTCGTTAATTGAAAAAGGTCAGGAAGCAATAAATGGTATTATGGAACTTGCAGGTGAAAGTGCAAGTCCTAGAGCATATGAAGTTGCAGGTCAACTTATCAAGAGCGTTGCAGATACAACTGATAAGTTAGCAGACTTGCAAAAGAAATTAAAAGATCTCGAAGAAGATAATACTAAAAAAGGTCCAAACAATGTTACAAACAACGCTTTGTTTGTTGGATCAACCTCAGAATTATCAAAACTATTGAAACAAGGTTTTCTAAATAATACAGAAGATACTCCTAAGTAATGGCGAAGAAATCCTGTAAGCAGGGATATTACTATTGTTACGCTTCTAAGAAGTGTAAGAAAATCCCTATGGGATATGTCGTTGGAATGGGTGGTTGGCTCCGCAAAGAAAAGGAAGAAGAGAAATCTTCTGAAGAAACTGAAGGCAAGAAGACGAATGGCAACGGAAATGGTTCAAATGGCAATGGAAATGGGAATGGGGGGTCTAATGGGGGCTCTAATGGCGGAGGAGTATCAGAGGCGTGGAGTGCAAAATACAAAAAGTCCATCGATTGCGATAATCCAAAAGGATTCTCCCAGAGGGCACACTGTCGGGGTAGAAAAATGAACGAAGCAAAAGGCGGCGATCATGAAGTTGCGATGGCACAAAGCCAACTTAAGAAGTCGGCAGAAAATATTGCAAAGTTGAGAAAAGCATTAGGTAAAAAAGAAAAAGATCTTCCTGCTTGGATGCAAGCAAAGATTACGGATACAGCACACGACACTGATGCTGCTGCAGGATATATGGATGAAGGGACTCTGCAACAAAAAGCAGAACGATATGCTGAAACGTTGGTCAATAAGGCGAGAGGCACTGCTGCTGCATATGATGCTGCTAAGAAAAAAGCAGAGAATGTAAAGACTACATCTGGTAGTGTAACCATTCCTGAAGAAGTTATCACCGAAAAGCGTGACGGTAAGTCTGCTAAGGACAAAGGTTATTCACTCCGCGACTGGTTCAAAGGTGGTGGATGGGTACAAGCAGGTGGTAAATATGATGGTAAACCCTGTGCAAAACAAAAAGGTCAAAAGACCAAACCATACTGTCGCGATGCAGATGATCGTGCAGCAATGAGTAAGGAAGAGAGAAATAAGAGAGCACGCAAAAAGCGTAAAGAAGATCCAAATGCAAACAGAAAAGGGAAGGCAAGGAACGTGAGACAAGAATCTTTTTCAAACTGGAGACAAGACCTTCAAGAGAAACCAGGTGATGGTTATCTTGGACCAACACCAATCCCAAATCCAATTCGTCTTGCTCAGGATGCAGTTGATGCAACAAATAGAGCAAATGCAAAGAAGGTAGAACGAATTAACAAAATTCTTCCTGGTTCTGCATCAATGCCAAAGCATACTTATTTTAATAAAGGACCTAGTGCAGCATCGCAAAGATATCTTGGACTTCAAAATTCATTTGAACCAGAAGGTGAGATGCTCGAACAAGCAACATATCGTCAAAGACGTGGTATTGACATGACTGTTCCTTCTGATGTATATCAAGGAAATCCTGAC